TTGAATTTGATGTTGACGAGGTTGTTCATATAAAGTACGCAAATCCTAATTATGACGAAAGCGGTTCACATTTGTACGGTCAAAGTCCATTAAGAGCAGCTTATAAAAATATTGTGGCTACTAACAAAGGTTTAGATTTAAGTGTTAACACTATGAAAAACGGTGGCGCTTTTGGTTTCTTACACGCTAAAGACACACAAACACCGTTAACACCAGATCAAGCAAATCAAATGAAAGAACGCTTAAAAGAGATGGATAAATCTAGCGAGGATTTAGGTCGTATCGCTGGTATTAGTGCTTCCATAGGATTTACAAGAATATCGCTTACAACTGATGAGTTAAAACCTTTTGAGTATTTCGATTATAATTTAAAGCAAGTATGTAATGTTTTAGGGTGGGATGACAAATTATTAAATAACGCTGACGCTTCTACTTACGATAATATGAAAGTAGCTGAAAAGAGAGTAGTAAGCGGTAAGCTAGTTCCTGATATAAAGTTGTTTAAACAACAATTTAATGAAAATTTTTTACAATTATTCCCTAATTATGAGAATTCTACTATTGATTTTATGGTTAAGGAATTGCCAGAAATGCAGCAAGATTATAATACTATGAGTGAATATGTTGTAAGGTTAACAGATAGCGGACACTTAACAAGAAATCAAGGTTTAGCTATTATGGGAATGGAAATGAGCGAGGATTCTAATATGAATGAGTTCACGGTTAAAGACGATATAATGACTTTAGCGGATGCGATATTACCGCAAGACGGTTTAAGTTTAAGAGAATAAAATTAATACAAATATATAGCAAATAATTAGATAAAAAAAATGGCTTTTAAATTTGAAATAATAAACAATGCTTTGCAAGTTTCAGATACTTCAAGTGGCGATGTTTTAATATACTTACCAGCTAGAGATGCGTGGTTTAGTGAAAATGATTTAGACAATGATATTGTTAGCGTTTACGGTATTAGTGGTCATTCTACTTTTAGAGATTTAAACCTATCTGAATGTGTTGACGATGGAGATACGCCTTTTACAGATTCCTCTTTTAGAACATGGTGTAGCGAGAATCTGGGTTTTAGCAACGGGGAGCAGACCTCGACAAGAAAGCAAGGTTTTATGGATTACAACGATACTACTGGTAACGTTAGTATTGTTTCCAACACTTGGACTACTATTCCAAATGATGGGCTTGGTGCTTTTACAAATAAAACATACAAGCCAGAAGGAGTTACGGAGTTCATGGATTCATCAGTAGGCTCTATTACGGTTGATGAATTAGATTTAGGTGATACTATTATAATAAGAAACGATTTTACCATTAACCCAAACACAAACAACGCTCTATTAGAATTTAGGTATCAGCTAGGAACTGGGGGTGCTGCTTATACTCTTGAAACAACTTTAGGTAGGTTAGACGATGGTAGTGGTAAAGACTATAGATTTAGTTTAAAGCCAGATTTAATTTACATGGGAGATTTAAACACTAAAAACAATCCTATTAGTTTACAAGTAAAATTATCTACTGATGGCGTTTTAAATAACGCTGGAACTGTTATACAATTAATAAAAGGGCTAATATAAAATGAGTACAATAAAAATATACAAAGACGTTTCTGCAAACTCAATATTTATAGAGGATGCTAACGGAGCGCAATTTATAAATAGCTTACAGGCTACAATCGATTCAAATGATTTAGTTTCAATATCAGATTTAGCTAAACAGTTTGATATTGTTTCAAATGTTTTACATACTGATTTCGTTGATGAAAACGAAAATCCTTACCCTGGAACGGCTAATGATGTTTGTGATGAGTTAAACGCTATATTTCAATCTAGTGGAACGCCAACAGGAGAAATACCTAGTATTACAAGTTCGTTAACAATATCATTAACAGAGGGGCAAACATTAAATTATGAATTGACTGCTGATTATGGTGTTGGTTATGAATGGGATTTATCTAACGTACCTGGTGTAACTACGGTTGAAGGTAATATTAGAAAGTTAATAGGTGGTTCTTCTTTATCAGCTGGTGAATATGCAATACCAGTAAAAGCAATTAACTATAATGGTGAAGATAGTGAAATAATTGAATTAAGCGTAGGTAGTCCGCCTTTTGCTAATACTAAAAGTGTACAATTTAATAATAATGATTGGTTAGGTGCTAACGCTGGTATATTGCAAAACACTCTTGGAAGAAATGGAAATGGAACTGGCTTATCCGATGCTTGGAGTATTGCTTTTTGGTTTAAAGCTGGAACTGCTACAAATGCAAATCAAACAATATTCTATTACGGAAATCAAACGGTGTCAAATCAAGGTTATATACAAGTAAAGTATAACGGTGCTAATACTAATGGCAGAAGGTTAGAGTTAATTTATGGTAGTAATAGTAATAGATTAAATTTCTCTACACCTATAAACAGTATTACTCCAAATCAATGGAATCATTTTTTAATAACCTATAACGGTGGAACAACTGGTGTTGCTAGTGGTAGCATAAACGATTATTATTCTAGGTTTAAAATATTTTTTAACGGTTCTTTATCAGCTACAACAAACACGAATAATAATTATGGATACAACGGTAGTATTATTGGTCAAAATTTAAGAGTTGGTAGATGGAACAACGGTCAATCACTAAGAAACAATTGCAAAGTAGATGAGTTAGCGGTTTACAATGATGATGTTAGTGCTTTAGTATCTGATATATACAACGGTGGTTCTGTGGTTGATTTAATGACCTTATCTACAGAGCCAGAACATTGGTGGAGAATGGGAGATGGTGATATTTATCCTTACCTATTTGATTACGGATTCCAAGCTAATTGCATCTTTGTTATGAATAACATGACAAGTGCCGATATTGTAAGTGACGTTCCTTAAATATAGGTAAATGACAAGAGAACAATACAGAAAAAGATGGATTCGTAGACATGGAAGATACGAAAAACAAGCGTATAAAATATTTATTAAAGCCCTACGAGATATGGCGAATAATATCCCGTTTGAGTTTTTAACGCTATCAAACTACAATATGATAATAGAAAGTAGTGTTACTCAAGACGACTTAATAAACGCTTATTACGAGGTTTACGATACAATCGGAAAACAAGAGGGCGAATGGGTTGGTAAATACATTAACCGTCAAATAAAAGATTTTACTTTGTCGGCTTTCTTATCTGAATGGGATAAACGGTTACTTTCATGGCTTTTAGAAAATTCATCATTTAGAGTTGTAACCGTTCGACAAGATTACATAAGATTCCTACAACAGTTTTTTGCTTTTGGTATTAATGACGGTAAAACAATTCAAGAACTTGCTAGAGAATTACAAAAAGCTATAAATAAACGAAACTTTTATCGTTGGCAAGCTTTAAGGATAGCAAGAACAGAAACAACGGCGGCGGCAAATTACGCTACAACGATTTCAAGTTCTGTTAGCGGAGTATTACAAGAAAAAGTTTGGATATCAGCAAGAGACGCAAGAACTAGGAGACCGCCTAAAAGTAATTTTAATCATTTTGCTATGGATGGTGTTAGAGTTGATGAAAACGAGCCATTTAATGTAAGTGGAGAAGAACTTATGTATCCTGGAGATCCTAGAGGGTCAGCGGGTAATGTAATAAATTGTCGTTGCACTCACGCTTTAGTTCCTAAATTAGATTCAACAGGTAGAATTATAAGAACTGACAGAATTAGAACCGTATAAGTAAAATTTATACATAGCTAAAAACATATAAATAAAATTTATATATTTGTATGTATTAAAATTTAACTATGCAGTTAAAACAATTATCTATAGATGTAAAAGATTTAGACGAAGGAAAAGGAATAGTTAAAGCGTATGCGAATGTTTACGACTTTGAAGATTCTGACGGTGATATTTCGGCTAAAGGTTCATTTACAAAGACAGTTCAAGAAAATTACAAGCGTATTAGAGTATTAAAGGATCATAACCCTAGAATTATGTTAGGAGTTCCTTTAGAGATTGACGCCAAAGATTCTTACGGATTACTTACTACAACTAAATTTAACTTAAATAAAGAGGTTAGTAGAGATATGTACACTGATATAAAGTTAATGACTGAAAACGGTTTGAACGCTGAATTATCTATCGGTTACAATATTATATCTAGAAGTAAATCAGATAAAAGAGTTATTAACGAATATAAGTTAATGGAGTATTCGTTTTTATCAAGTTGGGCGGCTAACGAATTATCAACTGTTCAAGATGTAAAGAGTATAAAATCTCATTACGGTATTTTAGAACTTATTGAAAAGTCGTACAATTTAGACTATTCAGATACAAGATTAAAACAAATTGAAAACGTATTGAAATCACTTACAGTTTCGCAGCCGCAAGATAGCACTGACGAAAAAGAAGCCGAATTAAAAAATGATGTTTTCGAATTAATTAGTAAATATAAATTTTAAATGGAAATTAAAGAAATTAAAGACGCTTTAGATAACCTTAAAACAGAGGTTAAAGAAAACACGAGCGCAGAGGTAAAAAGTGCTATCGAAACGTTAGAAGCAAAGTATAACGAGGCGGTAGCTGAAAAAGTAAAAGAAGCTAACAGCGAATTGAAAGATTTGTTAGCAAAGACTCAATCTCATGTAGATAGTTTAGATACTAGGTTGCAAGAGAAAGTTAAAAAAGAATTAGATTCTAAAGAAAAGGATGTGATTAAGAAAGCTATTAAAGAAAACTTTGATAACATTAAAGCGGTTGAGTCTGGACAAAAGAAACAATTTAAGTTTCATACTAAAGACATGACGTTAGGTTCTAACTTGACAGGAGATCAACCAAGAACATATAACTTTGATATTGTTCAAGCTCCAATGCAAATGATTAATGTTTCTGATCTTGCGACTACTGTTCCAATTTCAGGAGGTACATATACATTTGTAAGAGAAACTTTAGCGTCTAATAACATCGGTGTTCCTAGTGAAGGTGCTGCAAAAGGTAAGAACGATTATTCTTACACTATGGTAGACGTAAACACTGACTTTATTGCTGGTGTTTCTCGTTATTCTCGTAAAATGAGAAACAACTTACCATTCTTAGAAAACTCTTTGGCAATCGCTTTAAGACGTGATTACTACAAAAAAGAGAATGAATTGTTTGAGGCTGTTTTAGCTTCTCAAGCTACGGCGTCAGCCTTAACAAGTGGTAATGAAATTGAAAGACTTTTACAAAACGTTTCAGTTTTAGCGGCTTCTGATTTTGTAGCTAACGGTATTGTTATTAACCCAGTTGATTATTTTAAGATTATAACTACTGAAAAATCTACTGGAGCTGGT